GCGTCCTAATCTGCGTCTTGGATCTGCCCCTAGGAGCCCCAGAGCTCTCATCACTATGGGTCCTAGTTTCATCGAACATCTCCTCAGACGCTTCGTAATACTCCCGCTCCACAGTGCGGACTTGCTCATCTGCAAGTTGCTGTTTATCTGCTATCAGTCCCTCTCTCTCCTCTCTGGGGATAGCCATGAGAATGACATCGCCAACTCTCACAACATCATCATTCTCAAGACCCTCCAAGTCTACTCCCAAATCACTCACCAGCACGCGCCGGTACCCCTCAGCGTTCCTTGAGATCACATTAGAGAGTTCTCTCTTATGCTCCGGAGAGTACACCCATCTGCAATCCCGGTCAGGGAACTTCTGCTTATAAATCTCCCCCAACGACTCCAACGTCCTGTTGATCTTACCAGGAGCATTGGCTGCCACAGAGGGAACTTTCTCGATTCGCTCCACGACGTCAACATCAACTTCAACCTCAACCTCGATGACTTCATCTTCCTTCGGTGGGAAGGCCATTATAAACCTGCCGGGCTAATAGGAGTCTTGATTTCCACGTCGTCTGCCTTCATTGCCTCATACCGCTCTCTGGTCATACCAGAGCTAACGAAGATTTCCTTCTCCAATCCCACCAACTCTGGCAGATCAGATGTAGGCTCTGGAGGATCACCTGTCGGGGTCTCAGGATTCTGTAGCTCCCGATCCCTTGAGGATTTCTCCTTCAAAGTCCTCGCTCCCACAGCCATCGTGTAAGCACCTAGGACAGCCTCTCTCGTGACGTTCTCTCCCACCACACCACTTTCCTTCAAGATGTCCTTGACCTCCACCTCATACCCCTTGAAGCCAGCTACGGAAGCGGCCACTTGGTCGACCACCAACTCTCCAACCACTCCAACCGTGGAGTCGAAACGTTGGAGCATTCCACGCTTCTGAAGAACATGCATGACACCAGCTTCTGCATCCTCCTCAAAAATCTCCTGAAGGGTCTTACCTTCATGAGGATCAGGCTCAGGAGGGGCCGGCGGTAAAGCCTTCGCATCCTGAAGTTCCTGTCTCAATCTCTCGTTGTTCTCCCCCTGAGACTTAATGGTAGTAACCAACCTACCCAGACTGAATTGAATCTCAGGGATGGACATATTCCTCATATCCTCAGGTAGAGAAGATAGAGGAATAGCTATCTCTGGCGGCTCAGCAGGAGGCGTTCCACCTCCCTCAGCAGGAGGATCTCCCTCCCCTGGCTCCTCAACCACCGGCTCTGCTGACTCGTGCAGCGAGAACCTCTTCATGGTTTCGATAAACATAGTGCCCTCCTCATCGGGCTAGAGTCTCTCGTTCAACAACGCTGCCAACTCTGTATCAATCTCTTCTCGCGCGGCGTTAGCTAGTCCGTCCATTCCCTCCTTGTGAACTGAATTGAGATTCTCCACCAGGTCTGATACTGCCCGGACTCCCTCCAAGTACCCTTTCCGGTGGGGAAAGTCTTGCTGGCTCCCGCTCAGGGCGTACTGCTCTATCGTTATCTCTAATTGCATCAACTTCTCTGAGAATACCTTCCACCCTAGAGAGCTTTTCAAAGAGCTCAGCGCTTCGTACTGACTCGTTGAAATCTCCCAGTCCACCGAGGTCCTCCGGTTGAGGGAGGACACGTTCAAGCGCTGCAAGACTGGCGAGGATTCCTTCGGGGTCCGTCTCGTCAAACGTCTCCATAACATCAGTAAGGAACTTGCGAGTCCCAGCCACCAATCCCCGAATGATCTCAGGAAGCCCCTCGGGCGCGAACTGAGCTGCAAGTGGGATGATCTTTTCATTGGCTTGTACCAACAGGTTGAATATGGCTATTTTATTCTCTCGCTTGACCTGCTTGTTCTGTAGAGAGGTTGGTGTCTGGGCGGTAACCCCCATCCCAAGCTCAACCATTCTCCTTGGCAACCTAAAGATTGCGTCTACAATCCTACCTCTCTCTCCCATCCATGCGAGCCCCTTACCTTGGGTCCCGAATTGGGAATAGAGTGCGATGCTGAAACCTCCCAGCTGGCCCATTCCCTTTCGGATAGAGCGGACAGTGACATCAATCCGCTTTGCCTGCTCTTGGAGGAGCGCCAACTGCGCCGACGCGGTGGTTCTAGACACCGGCATCGCAGCTCCAAGCACACCTTCATTCGTGCCAGCAACTCTATCCACTCTCTGCTGGAACAATGCCTCCTCGTTCACCGTGGACGGATAGATCTCTGACATCGAGAAATCTCTAATGTCATTGAAGATATCTGTAGTCTCGATAACCTTACCCGAGTAAAGGGGATCACCCGGCTTCAACGCACGAGACATCTTCCGCACGATGAACATCTTCAGGTTAGCCAGAGTAGCGTTATCACCTCTCCGGTTCACCCATTGTGAGATAGCAACCTGTAGCTGCTCCAACATCTCACACAAACCTTCATCGTAGAACCTGTCATCCACTGGGAAGTAGCCGATCTTAACAAAAGGCCGCTTACCATGCCAGTAAGGATTGAAGAACTCACCCAACAAAGTATTCGTCTCTCGGCTGTAATAGACGAGGATCTCTTCCTTCCGGTCATCCTCATCTACATCAAACGAAGCCCAGATCCTAAACACCCTAAACCGCTTACGACGCTTAGGTTTGGTATCCTCAATCTCTTCCTGGCTATCCGTTACTGGATCGGTGGGGTCATCAGGTCCATTGATAACCTCATCAACGTTGTGGAATTTCCCCTGACGTTCCTTAGCCCGCAACTCATCTTCAGTCATCCAGAGCTCTGTACCACACCACTCAGCTTTCTGGATAGATTTCGCCGTGAACCTGATCCACCACTTCTGGAGAGGAATATGATGTGGAGTTGGGGCATCCCGATCTATGACCACCTTCGGATACACAGTTGTACCATCAGCGGTGTACTCGTAGATCTTCCGCTCGTCAACCTCATACTCCATGGACATGATAGATGTACCTAGTTTACCACACTCGGTAATCCAGTCTATCAATGGCTCGTCCATCTCCATGTCTCTGTCAGACGCCAGATCCATAAACGCCTGAAGCTCATCCGTAAAGGGCTCCCACTCCTCGGCCAGCTCATTGAAAACCCAGCGCGGCTTAGCTGTCATAGTAGCTTGAATCAGCTGAGCCACAATGGTATTCACAGTCTCCTTTATCACTGGTATAGTGATATTGGAAGCATTGTGGATTGGGAAGTTCTTCGGGCCGTCAGGTGTAGGAGCCCTATACGCAACCTTCCACCGCGCTAACTTTTTGACAAACTCAGACCGCTCCGACTCAGCTTCGCCAATCTCCTCATTCAAGAAATCAGCTAAAACTTTCCTAGTATCGTCCGACATGATGGACGAAGGGATATGAAATACTTCCCGTGGTAACTGCTGGGGAGCACCTCTTTCACCTTCCGGCTCCTCTTTTACAAAGAGAGCCTGAATACTCTTCGGAGGGGCTAAGACTGTCATTGTTAGTCAGTTCTCAGTAGTGCAACGAGTTTCTTCGCGGTGATCTTCTTCGGGTTGTCGAACTTGTGTCCGAGCGCTTCAGCCTTCCGTAGCAGCCTCTCCTTACTCTGGGTCTCCAACCACGCACCAGGGCGGCTGGTATTACCCTTCTGCGTACCATGGACTACATCTGCCATGATGATACTCTCCTAGATGTTTGAGTCTACAGGGAACCGGCCTTTATCCGTCTTCCAATTTCCAGACGGTCTTATGATATGAGCTTGCAGACCATAGGTACCTGCAACACTCAGATCTCCCGAGACGGTAGTATACTTGATAATCCCATCAGCCCCAGTTGTTTTGAACACAGCTGATACAGTCACCTTAGTACCGTCTGGCCTGGAGAATATCAAGTCCTTGGTGGTAGCATCAGAGATATTAATTGCTGATGTACCATCTTTTATCGTGACCTCAAATACTAGTCCAATATCCCCCACATGAGCCGTAGCAGCCATCTAAGACTCCAGTGTTAGATCGAAGGTGTCTAACAGAAGCATATTCAGATCCCTCACATCTGAATCCTTGAGATTCAACTCATGAGTGAGCAGCAACGCGAGGTTCAGAGTATACTCCTGGATATTTGTGGACGGAATGATCACTCGAATAGGAGCATCAACACCTATGATCAGATATGATCCCGCAACAGCCGCCATCACTACATCAGAAGCCGCTGTGGTTGTAGCGGCTACACCTGTGACTGTATAAGCACCAGTTGCAGCAGCTATCAGCCGATCATACTTAGTGACGACTGCTACACCTGTCTTGTTATAAGTTCCAAAGTCCGCTACCATCACCTGACCCAACAGGAGATTGGCAGCGAGGCCTGTTAGAGTATAGGCTCCAGGAGTCGCTACTACCACCTGACTATATAGCGTGACCGCGGCAACTCCACTCACCGCATAACTGCCTACATCAGCAGCCATTAATATACTCTTTGTGGTAGTTGCTGCCAAACCTGTTAAGGTATAACTACCAAATCCAGCAGCTATTAGCTGACTGTAAAGCGTAGTTGCAGCCACACCATTGATAGTATAAGCTCCGGTCGCAGCTGCCATCAGGGTTGATACAGCTGTAGCAGCCGCTAGTCCAGTAACAGCATACGAACCAATATCAGCAGCTATTAGTTGACTATAGAGAGTGTTAGCAGCCACCCCACTGATAGTATATGATCCGAAACTTGCGTCGATCATGCGACTATAAAGAGTTGCAGCAGCTGAACCAGTTTTAGTATATACACCAAAGTCTGCGGCAACAACTCTATTATACCTGGTGTTTGCAGCCACTCCAGTCTTTATATATACCCCAGAGCTAGCGAGCATAATAGTTGTTCCCGCTGCTGGGGCCACAGCGAGATGCCGAAAAGCGGGCCGGTAAGGCCCCATGCAATCGGCGGCTAGATCGAGAACCTGCTGGCGCTGGAAATCGAAGCTATGATACGAAATCGCCCACGCGGAGCCGCTCCAAGGATCATTGCCCACCCGTCCGAACATCGAGATGTACTGGCCAGCAGCAGGTACGGCCGTTCCAGGAAACGATCCCGTCAGGCCGTCGTCCACCACTTCCTGGGTGTTCAGGTCCACGGTGTACAGGGTCCCGTTATTGGCACCGTCGCAAGTGACCACGACCAGGTAGGGCGTCAAAAGCTCAATAACGTCCCCACCTGCGATCCTAACAGTTGCGTCGCTTTGGTAGACCTCGATATTGGTCGGTGCAGCCTGAAGGTCAGTCCTAAGTAGGAAGGCCCTGTGTCCGCCGCCACCACTCGGGTTGTCGAAACGAGAGATGATGCTCCGGTCATCTGCCGCGCTGTTGTGTAGCTGAAACACGACACAGGCAGACCACCGCTCATTTCCCCTGAACTCGTTTTGTGACTCCAGCGGCCCGCCAGCCGGTACATCGCAGCGGACGGCTCCAGCCGTCCCCGTGCGGTCGAGGGCTCGCCCAACCGGCCCGACGAACGGCTCGACCATCTCCGCAGCCTGTGCCCCCGCCTTCGTAACCTTGTCGTTGAAGTACCCGATGAACTGAGTGGCGTCGATGGCGGGGACCAGGGCCGCCGTTTTTCCACGCCAGAACCACTCCCACTTGGGATCAACTAAACGATGGTCGAAGGCCCACGGCGATGGGGCAATGCCCGGCGTGAGGTTCTGAAGACCCATCCTACTGAAGCTCCGCCGGAACGGGCGTCAGCATGAACCCGTTCTCGTCTACGTCGGTTGTCAGAGCGTCAACGGCATCATTCCAGAACAAGACCTGTATGGCCCGTGCACGAATCCAGATCTGCCCACTCGCCACCATCTCAATATTTGCCGCCGCCTCGTTGACAACGATACTCCCGATGAAGTGTGGGCCGTGGTCGAACTTGTTACGTGTCGAGATTGCTGAGTCACCCGTCCCGTCGTCGTTGTCTGGATGAGCCGTAGCAGATGCACTACTGCCCATCGTTTTGATGGCAATAAGAACCTGCTCGTTCAGGACTGGGGTAGTGGCGAACTGGCAGAACGCCCGCCACTCGAAAAGGCGGGCCACGGCTGCGACACCAATATCCAGACTGGCGCTCTGGTGCCCTGCACCGGCACCCAGCCCATCAACCTCGAAAATCGCATCCTCGGCCTGTGCAGCAACGGCGGGCACGAACCATTTCGTGGTTTCGATTACCCCGTAGTCTTTGTTCGGCATTAGGTCCCCTTACACATTCGCTGCGGCACCGACATTGCCAGCCGTAATGTTCTGACCCTCACCCCACAACACTTCTGAGCGGGAGCCTGGAATCTCGATTAAGGCCAGCATCTTCGGTATGACGTTGGTCCTCTGTGACGCGGCCCAAAAACTGGCGTTATCGTTAGCAGTTGATGGCGCACCGTTTACAATCAATGCCCTGCCCGTCAGGTCCAGTTTCATATGAGCGGTCACAAGCCACCGACCACCGTTTGGCGTTTGCCAGCGTATATACTCCTGCTCGTCGATGCTCAACGGGTTGTAGTTGTCAAAAGACGTTTGGCCCCTGACATCCTCCATATCAACCCTGGCACGGTCGATCACGAGATTTTTGAGGTTCAGCAAATCCGCGATTGTTTGGTCGCTTTTCCATACTACACCGATCTTGTAGCCCAAGCTTTCTGGGTCGGTGTCTATTTCGGCCTTGAGGGCCGCTAGCGTGAAGTCTGCCACCTGATCAACCCTCTGTCGGGGGAGGCCTAAATTTCGTGTCTTCCTCATCCGGATTCGAGTCGACTCCTCCTCTGTTAGGACCAGAGACAGGAATCGAGACATCAATAGATATATCCGGAGCCTTACTTCTGAACAACGAAACGAGCCATCTGAAGAATCTAAACATGATCAAACCAGAGTGAAGAGTTGATCTGAACCGAAGTCAACCGTGAAGCTCTCACCAGCGTTGAGTGTCACTGCCGACCCATGATCCCACCAAGCAATGAGGGGATCGAGCGGAGAAGCGGGAGTAGTGTTCATCAGGACCACATACCGGAACGGTCCTACAGTTCCTCCAGATGCTGTAACGATTACATCCACTCCAACAACGGTTAGAGTACCTGTCGTCTCTGACGCGGTGTTAGTGGTGTCCTGTGGTCCAGTGTAACCAAAACCAGTCGCAATCTCCGCGAGATCGGCCTTGACAGTATCAAGACTAGCACTCGGCGCCGCGTTCGAGAGATAAACTTCGATCTGATCGGCATTGAGATCATGAACCTTACCGATCCCTAGCCGATTAACAAAGTCCTCGAACTTGTTATACGCTACCATCAGTGCCTCCTACTGCCATGATGTGATGGGCGATCTCGTTGGAGGGGTCGTAGGGTTGATCTGCGATTCGATGAACCTTAGCACGACTGAAGATGCTGGAGGGAATCTGGATCGCATGCCCCTCATCGTCCACACCAGGAGTATGTGAGTCAGCTTCCCTGGAGAGGAGCCTACCGAAGCAAGTCCAGACCGAGGAGAACTCAACCCAGAATACCTGATGAGGAGATGCAAACGTTCTTGTCCCACCGTTGGGAGTTGGGTTCATTGCGAACTCTGCTTTCGCAAGTTCCTTCTCCTCCTTCGGCAATGCTTGAATATTCGCCACGAGAGCTAGCGCGGCCTGTCGAGCCGGACAGTGGAACTCAATAGTCGTGTCATCAACCAGTCCAATAACAGCAGGCTTGCCGTCGATGACAGCAGCATCGCCTACCTTGGGCTTCCGAGGTGCCATCTTCCTTCTCCGGTTACAGGCTTAAGCCATGGAACACTGATGTATCCATATTGTGAGAGGCGTTTGCAGTGCCTCCGACGGTGAGAGTAAATCTGAAGGTTCCTGGGAGGGACATCGAGATTGTCTCCACTGCATCACCAGCGCTGATTCCAGGACCGAGATCATAGATAACAGTGCCGTTGGCAGTGAGGGCGGCGGCGGCAGTCCAGATAGCCGCGTAGTTGGTCCCATCATACTTCCACTCCAACGTGGGAGTGTAGGTGGCCAGGGTGCCAATCTTGTTGCCTGTCACCACTGCAAGTCTGATCGCCTTGTGCTGGCCGCTGGTGATGTCAATACCATTCCGAGTGGCAATGGTATCTGCCTCGAGAGCAAGAGTAGTCAGCCCGTCTATGTTCTCGACGGCTGCAACAGCAACGGCCTCTCCAGAAGAATCGATAGCTTTCATTAAGCCAGACATATCACTACCCTTGTTTTACCGTTAAACATCTATGCATCCCTCATCCCATATCCAGTGTAATCGAACTGAGCAAGGAAAGCAGCTTCATCCCATTCTTTATAGCTATCCGCAGAGCCTGGGATTCCAGAGATCAAGTCGAGGTATTCGATCTCCTTGAGTTTCCTACCCTCTACTTCCGCCTCATCCATAGCCATAGGCCAGTAGGTGAGACCTTGAGCGAGAGCATCAAGACCATCATCCCAGCGAACATTGGGGTAGAACTCTAACTCGTCTCTCAACTCAACTTGATCTTCATGTATCCAGAGATACCCTGCCCGTACCATAGGCTGGAGGCCTCGGATGTGTTCTACCTTCGCCCATTGACCGGAAGGGTCCCCTTGAGGAGGCCACTCTACAATGGGCAGGTAGGGTAAGTTTTCATAATTGCACTTATCGTCCAGTCCATACTTCACCCACCCCTGCATCCCTCTCTTCTCAATAGATTGGATGGAAGGTTGCCACTTCTCCTGCATTTCAAAGAGGAAGGCAATCGCCTCGTCGGGGGTGTAGTGGCCTATCTTTGTTTCCAACACCATTCGGAAGGGGCCAGAACCCTTCGCCACTACAATGATGGCATTCATACAGTTGGACTGTTTCTCGGCTATAGCAGGGTCGAAGAGGAGAATCCTATCCATGCTCCAGGGAGAGATACTAAGCAGTTCCTCTCCACCGTGAACACAGGAAATAGTTTCTCCAGCCTCGCCAGACCATTTATAGTATCTCAGCCACTTCTCGTCGAATGTGTTGAGTCCAGAACCTTTGGGAGAGTTAGCATATTGAGAGTGATATCTTTCTGGATCTATCCGCCTCAAACGGTTTAGGAACTCAGCCGTTATCTTTTGATGGAAGATAGGTTTATTCGTGTGATCTGTTACATGCCTGCTGAAGACCGTCATCTTCCCATGGAGCTCTGCAAACGGCCCGATGGAGATAGGCTCTGACATCTCTCCATAACTTTTCATCTGAACTTCGTAGAGATCACCCTTCTTTTTCCTGCTCCCTACGAAGTCAATGCAATCCACCGTCTGATCAATCAGGAGGGACTCTAGTCCATTCGCCCATTTTATCACCTTGTCCATCTCGACATCGGACCTGATGCACTTCTCGGTGATCAGATCGTCAGCTCTAATTTTATTATAGTGACGGGACTCAGATCCACCCAACGCACCAATAGCATCAATGGTCGGCTCCCGCGCGATGATAGTTCGCGGAACCTGCATCTGGCTGACATTCCATCTCGCTGTTCGGAAGTTAGCTGGAATCAGATCTTTATATATCCATCGGAAGACTTCATTATGTTCAAAGTGCTGTTGACACTCAAGCATGAACAACTCTGCATTTCGCGCGATGTCTGCAATCATCAAGATCCGAACATTAGGATCTCGAGTGACATCGCCTAGCGACTCTGCTATTGTCCAGATGGTGGTCTTATAGTGAGTGCGCGGCATCAGGCTGCATCGCCTGGTATAGACATCCCTAGTGGCATCATAGTAGTCGCACATAGGGAGATGCACTTTGGCATTGAGATCCTTATACCCCAAGATGACTTTAGCTAGGAAGTAAAGACGCTTACTCCCCTCCTCAGCCATCTCTAACCTAACTGACTCAGTGATGGGGGTGTTTAGAGAATCGAGGCTAGGGAGGTTATCGGGCGAGGTAGCCGCGAAGAGTTCTTCATCCATCAGACTCTACCACCTCAAAATCTGCCTCGATGACTGGTGCAGGAGTTTCATACCGCACTGAATGAGATTTGATCTCCTCCATGACTTCACCCATCCTACCCAACAGCTCATCGGGAACGGTTGTCCCTACTGCTGCCTCCCTGGGGGTAGAGGTATATCCTGCCCTATCCAGGATACCAAAGCCAGCCCTTAGGCGTATCTCATCCTTCTCCGAGAACCGGAGGAGATCAACAACCTCATCGAGAGCCTCTGATGAGTGAAGATCTAGTTTCATCCTCACGTCAGTAATCTTCTCTGCAACCCGCCCAGCGAATTGACTTCGCTCTGCTTCTGCGCGGTCGTCACAGAGAGTGACAGAGACCTTACCTTCCGACCAGTCCATCACTTTAGCTATCTCATGATTCTTCAGCCCAGCCATCTCCAACGCAATACAGAATCTGTGTCGCGTGGTCCAGTTCTCAGGCTGATAGCTTTTCTGCCGCCTGAGTTCTGGTAAAAGATTTCTGGCTGCTTTCAATATAGCCTCCATTGCGGATTGATGAGATATGATAATCAAACTCGGGCGCGGGTTCAACCCCGAGTCGCGTGCGGAGTCGGAGAACCACGAGCGCCAGCGAGCGGCCCAGCATCTACATCGTCTCTGAAAAATTAAAAAAAAATTCTGTCAAGGCCTCTAGGAAAGGTTTTAGGTAGTAAGTATTAGAGAATAGGTATTTACCGGGTGGGCCTGCTATGGGGGGC